GCTATATTCAACAAATGTTCCGCCAAATATAGCTTGTACCAATTCGATAATACTTTCTGGTTCACCGCTATATTGTAATGCTGCTTGCTGTTGGATTGCTTCTCGGTATTCTGTGTCGTTTCTTCCTTCTCGAGAAATTCCAAAAACAACTCCTAAAACATCCAACTGGTCACCTGCGGCAACATCCAAATAAAATTCGTCCTTGATTTCAAAAAGCGCCTGTTCCAAATCGTTAGCATTATCAAGAACCGATTTTATAGTATTTTTTAGATTGTCACTATTTTTATATTGATGTAGCAACAAATCTAAAAGTTGACCATAGTTTGTTACCCGAATTAGTTCACTCATTATGGAATTGCCTCCACGATTATTCTTGCAATGTCGAATGCTGCGTACTCACGAATTGCAATATCAATGTCCTGTTCCGCGTAAGAAGGTGTACCAAGAGGGGTAGCTGTAGCATCAATTAAGAGTACAACATTGCCCACTCCTGGCACACTGTAAACTGGAATATTTAAACGCTGACGGATAACATCTTTACTAACTGTCTGATTTTCTAATGCCCACTCAACAATTGCTTCTTTTATTTGATTGTCACCATCATCAGGGTAAACTTCTTCGTCATAAAAATCTCGCTGAACTTTCACCCATATATATTTAGCGGTCGACCTACTAAAATTAACAGTCTGGTCGTTACCTTGCGAATCCTTTACAACTACGCTTTCTAAACCGTAACTTGCAATACCAGCGGGCTGTGTTTCCCAAATTGAATTACCGATGTCACTGTCATCACCACCAACGATCACAAGTTCAAAACTATGCGGTGGCAATCCATCTCCGTCCGTCACATCGGTCCGATTACTTAATATTGCCACACTGCTGACACCGTCGACATTATTTAAAATCGCTGCCCGCAATGCTTCCTCTGTTGCGTTCCCTGTTAATTGTGTTGCGCTTCTTCGTATTCTTAATTCACTGTCCGTTTCTGTTAAGCGTCCAGAAATTCCGGTGGCGCTGTTACTTACTGAATCCCAACCGGTTACCGGAGTCACGATTGTGTCAAGTGTTTCTGCTGGAACCGCATTTGGACCAGTCACAACACATTCAAAATCGCCACCCGCTGCAATTAAATCTAAATTTATATTTACACTGTAAGTTATTGTAAAATCACTACTTGGCCGCAGAATTGTTAATGTCGCGTCAGTTCTGGAAACTGTTCCGGTAAACGCGCCCGCTTCAATCAAAACTTTTAATGCTTCAGCAACATCGTTTTCGTCGTCAGTAACTAAACTGGTATGTGTGTAAGTTACCGCGTCAAGAACAATTGTGAAGTCTTCTCCTGCACCACCTGGTGTGTCACAAGTTATATCAACCAATCGTGCAGTATTCAAACTAATTACCACTTCGTCGAGTAATTCAAAATTTACATCGTTGCCGGTTTGTCTTGCCAAACTTGCTGCAGGAATTGTTGTTGCTAAATCTCCGTACAAATAAACATTACTAACAAAAGTCTTTCCTTCAGCTTGCCGGATTACTCCAGTTTCAGCACAAATATTATCAAGACTGATTCCGGTAGCATTATTTGGATTTCTACTGTTGTAAATTTCTTCCGCTCCATCCCACAAATTTGCATCACGTATTGCAAATTGGGCAATCATTTGTCCAATCGGACCAGTTGGGTCCAGGTCAATGCTTTCTCCAAAAATTTCTTGAAAAATACCCTCATAATATGCTTTGTGGTCTTCATAACTTTTTTTAATAAATCCGTCACTTGTTACAAATGTTCCCATTTACTAAACCTCCAATGTCTCTGAGATTTCTGCACCATTTGCAGAAATCACTGTAAAATCAACTGAAAAAACCCGCAAGCTGCCGTCGTAATCAACGGAGAACTCAACAAGTTCTTGAACTTCTTTTATGTCTAAAATTGCGTTTTTAAAAATTGTGATTACCGGGTTTATATCGTTTCGCTTTCCAAGGATTTCTGTAAAATATGGCAATCCAATTGTTTCATTTGCGAAAAATTCACCTTTGAATGTTTTCAAAACATTCTCTATTTTCTGACTTAAAAATTCAGCATCGTCGGAAGTGAATTTTAAATTATAGTCCTCAATCAGCAAGTCGTAATCTGTTGTATTAAGATATAAATTTTTACTCGCCATCGTTCACTCTCCTTTTATTGTTAAACTTTTCATGGTAGGTAATCCTGCCTGCAGTGCAGCAGCAGCACTTTTAATCGCCACTAAACTTGCTTGGTTTGCAATAGGATTTGGTGGTGTTGCCGGTACAATTCCAGCGGATAAAGCTGATAGAAAGGTATTTAATAGTGTAAATAGTGTATCACCTTTCACAAAACTTTCAATGCCAGTTAGCATATTTATCTGCCCGGCTGCTGTTATTGTCATAGTTTTTCCATTAACTGTAATTACTAAATCGCCGGTGTCCGCGAGTTCAATACTATTCGTATTAGTTGGCGCATTTTTGAAAGTCCATAAACCAGGAACGGCAACCGCGTCAGTCAAAGAAAATCTGCTTTTGTCATCTGCGTTAACTTCTTGACCGGTTCCAGCTAAATAATTTCCAATACCGGTTTCAGTAAAGAATAATAAACAACTATCATTTTTTTGCAATGGATACAATATTTGGAATTGCTGACTGCTTGGAAAAATAACCGGAACGTCGTTGATTACCGGCAAGTCAACGTCCTCGCCGCTTTCTGTTTTCAATCTGACAAGTGGTTTAATACTTGCTTTTCTTGAACTGTGTCCTTCGTAACTTTCTATTCTACCAGGAATACAGGTATGTATATTTTCCATTCTGCTATCAAAGAATTTTTGCAAAACATCTGTAAAACCCTCAATCATTCGAATACCTCGCCGGTCATGTTAAAGTCACCACCGTAATTGTTTCCAGAATAGGTTAATTTTTCAACTGTAAAAAATCCTTCAACATTCGGGTGTTTTATATTGACTAAACCATTTACTTGTACTTGCGGCATGATTAAACTTTCAAATTTAAGTCTGGTCTTGCTTGCGCTTTCCTTGTCAGTAATGTCCTGTATGTTTTTTAAACCGCCGGTCAGACTCAGAACCGCCACATTAAATTTACTGTTTTCACCTTTATTAAAAATTACTATTTCGTTTAAGTCTCTGTAAATTCCTTTATTATTGCTTTTTAAAATATCCTCAACATAGCGAAAAGCACCGCCAAGTAATCCGGTGTAAACCCAACCATTTTGTAAAACTATATCTGCATTTTCAAGACCGTAAACTACCATTCCATAAAGATTGCTTAAATTTTTCACAATGTCTTGTAAATTAGTTTCAGCGCTAAATGATAAACTAATATATTGACTTAATAATGCGCCGTCAGTTCCGACACCGGTAACCGCAAATATTTTAGTTTCCCAATCAACTCCATTTTTAACGGTGGTCGATTCTCGGATATTTCCAGAAAAAATAACACCTACTGCCTCGTCAGAATAACCAACGCGAAACACAAGATTATTGTCTTTTTTTAATACATTTTTCCTGGTTTCTTCTTTGGCATTATAAATAGTAAATTCTGCAGTATTTTCACTGAAAGTCAAACTACGTTCAATATTAAAATCAACATCCAGACCACTAACTAAAAGTCCTTCTGCGTTTTCACCAATTATTAACTCGCAAATTCTATCCAACGCCATTTGCTTCCTCCCATGCGTCACCTTCATCGTCGGTCACATAATATAAATAAAAGCCGTTACCTAAATTGTCGTAAGTTAATTCTGTCTGGACACCTTCAATATTTTTTACAATAAAATCACCACTAAAATTTGGAACAGTTGCTCTATATTGACGAATCAATAACCAATCCTCAACTAATTTTAATCCACTAATTGCGTCGCCGGTTTCAACGTCGGCAACATCCATATACCAACAATTGCAACGGATGTTCCAACGTAAAATTATTTCAAGCAATCGTCCGCCTAAAATAATCTCTTGTTTGAATTTACTACTTTTATCTTGAAAAACTGGTATTTGTATCATGCTGTTACCGCCACATCACTTGTTTGGCCTACTGTTCGTCCAACATCAGTTTCAGGACTGACTTGTTTTTGATTGTCAGAATCAAGACCGTTTAAATTTATTTCTGTTTCAAGAGTTACACTTTGTAATTTCACAATCTTTACTTTTTGGAAACTAATCTGAATAACAATACTTTCGGCGCTTTCTGCATCACGACTAACCGGTGCGCTAACAATTGCGACATCTTCGTAAACTTGATGAATCATTGTGACGGTCACAAGTTCTCTTGATTTCCAAATTTGTTTTAATAAGTCAAATGCGTCCTGAGCTCGATTGCTGATTATTGGACCACTATGGATACTAAAATTAGAAATTAAACCGGTTATCGTTCCAGATTCTAATTCGTTTTGTATGTGGTCGGTAATTTCACTACCGTCCTCAACGGCATGTGTTGTCACAATATTATCTTGTGCGTGGTCTTCAGT